GCAGGTAAAGAATTAGCTACAGTAGCTACAGCAACACCAGATTCAGTAGTTGCAGAACCAGATACTAATACAAAACCACGAACGGCATCTAAATCATAGTTAGAAGCAGCAGAAGCAGAGATGGTAGCTTTTAAGATTTGACCAGCAGCTACAGAAGCTGAAAATGCTGAATCATAATTAATATCAGCCCAAGTAGCTGCAGTAATACTACCAGTACTAGCATTAGCAGGAACTGCAGTAGAACCAGAAATTAATCCAATTACTGAACTTGAGAAGTTGTTAGTTGAATAAGTAAATTTACCAGCACCATATAAACCTCCATTAGTAGCTGGGGTTGAAAATGGATACTGAGAACCAGTATTACCATACATTGAACCACCTTGAGTAAATGGATTTTTAGTAGTACCATATTGGAAATCTAGATAGAATACAAGACCTGAAGGTAAGTTCATTGGTTGAACGCTAACGAATTCTTTAGCTGCTATTTGACCAAATACTTTACGAACTAAAGGTAATGCTACACCAGCCCACTGTTCACCAGTACCTACTGTGAAAGTTCCACCAGTACCAGTTTGAGAGGACTCAACAACAAGCTGTTTAGCTTGGTTTTCTAGGATAATTGACATATTGTTACGGTCTAATTCATTAAGACCTTCTAACAATCCTGTTCTATCCCATTTGCGTGCTAATTTAGTGGCATCGGATTGCATATTTTTCCAACCACCAGCAGCAGATTCGAGTAAGTTTTGAATGTTGCTCATTTTTGTTTTTGTTTTTGTTTTTGTTTTAATTATTTAATTCCAGCTAATTTTTGCCATCTAGCAAATTGAGAATCTATTTCAACTATTGGTTTTTTAGATTCAGCAATTAAACTAGAAGAAGTGGCTTTTGATGCAAAACCACCTTTAAAACCTCCATTTAATGGTTTTTTATTAGTATTTTTAACATTAGCTGACAATGTTTCGTATACTAATTTGGCTTCTTTTGTGTTTGTAGTTTTATCAAAAGCGTTTAATATCTTAACTTTTTGGCTTTCAGTTAAGTTTTGTGTTTTGAAGAGTTTATTTGTATAAAGCAATTTAGAATTTAACAATTTAACTTCTTCAAGTTCGGATCTAATAGATTTAATAGCATCATATGCTTCTTCTAATTCTTCATCTTTTTTAGCTTCTTCCAACTCATCATCCATTTTCATTTTCTTGGCTTCTGCTACAGGTTTGAAGTTTTTACAAGCTTGATGATTAGGATAATCATTGCAAATTGAAGTTAACATTTCTTCAGGAGAAGTTTCTGCATATTCATTTAAATCTTCTTCTTCCATTTCCATTTCTGCTAAAAGCTCATCAATAGAAACTTCTTCTTCCTCTTCTTCAGATTCATCTTCAGTTTCTTCTTCACCAGCTTCTAACTCACCATTAGTAATCATGTCTTTGATGATATCTTCAATAAATGATTTAAGGTCTTCCTCAGACATGTCTTCGATACCTTCTTCATCATTTGATTCTTCATCATCTTCTACTTCAGATAAAATTTCATCAATGTTGATTTCTTCATCATCTTCTTCTTCTAATTCTGCAAGAAGTTCATCTAAAGAAACATCTTCTGATACATCTTCTGATACATAATCATCGTCTTCCATTTCTTCCATTTCTTCCATACTTTCTTCGTCCATTTCATCTAATTTTTGGGCGAACATTTCTTTTAGGTGTGGTGTGAATGCCTCTTCAAGGGCAATCTTTGCATTTGCTATAGCTGTTTCTTTTACAGTTTTTGCATCAGCAATAGCATCTTTTAATAGATCTCTGTTCATTTTTTCTTAAATTTTGTTAAGGAAATACGCTTAATAAAGTTGTAGCGTAATATAAATTAATAATATATTTAAATATCATACAAAATGATATATTCGTGTATACGTATATATGTTTTTTTCAAAATCGCTTCTTTTAGAAAGAGAAATGCCTCCTTTTTAGGGGAGGCATCAGTTTATATATTCTATATATAAGGGGGTTCTAATTAAATTTCATCAGGTTTGTTAAAAAAATAGTAACTCATTTCTTGTCTCATATTATCTTCAATTTCTTGATTAGTCATTTGTTCTGCATTTTCTAAATTTTGTAGAAACTCACCCCAACCTTCATCATCACCAATAAATGTTTTAGTATCAATATCTTCGCCATCAAATTGAGATAAATAATTGAATGATTTTTGTTTATCAATTACATAAAAATCACCTTCACTATCACTTAATTCTTCATCTTTAATAACATAAGAATTATTTATTTTACTTTCATTTAATATTTTACTAATTTCTTCTCTAATAATTTGTTTTAATTCTGTTGTTTTCATTTTGTACACCTTCAGGATCTACATAAATTACATAATCATAATCCTTATACATTTCACCCCATTCCATCATTAAGTTAACAAATTGTCTTTTTGTTTCCCAATACATAGATTTAGAACTTAAAGTAAAAGCACAAACATCATAAATTGTTCTATCTGTTATTATGTTTTCTTTCATTAATTCTAAACTACGTTCAGCAGCAAATACTACTTGTCCTTTAAATGTAGAGTCATTATTTAATGCTATACCTTGATCTCTTAAATATTTACTTCGTTCAGTTACGAATTCATAATCTTTAAATTCAGGTAGCTCTTGTAATGCTTTAACTAAACTACTTTTACCAACACTCATTGTTCCAGTTAATCCTATTTTTGCCATTGTTTTATTATTTTAATTTTATCCCCGTTTTGCCTTAAACCAAGGTAAGCCTGTTAAACTACGTTTAGATGATTTCCAATCCTTTTCAGAAAATTTTATACCATTAATATAATATTCTCTTTTACGATAATCACCTAAAGGAATTAGAGCTGGTCCTTCTGAGTTGTGAAGTTTTCCGTCTTTAATAATTCGTATTGTACCATCTTCTGATACAATCTTTTTACCTTCTATAAATTTTATTTCCATTGTGTTAATTTTTATTAAGATCTTGAAGGATAGCTTCAGAACAATATAAACCATGAATAGCTGAGGTTTCCATGGATATTAATATTATGAAAAATATCCCTTCCATTTATATCCCATCCAAGTTTTATATAAACCTTTAAGACATGCATATAAATTTTGTGGTTTGGGATTATTGAATTCATTTAATATAATATTTACATCAAAATATTCATTCAATAATTTACCATCTATAGTATATTTTTCTATTTTAATATATCTAGGTCTAGGATTTTTAAGTTTTTTATTTCTCTCAATCCAATTAGTATTTTCAATTTTCTTTAAATTAGCTTCAGGAGTACTTGATTTTTTACAATTAATTAATCTTTTTTCTAAAATTTCAGGTTTAATTAAATGTATTTGATGAGTTTTACTCATTTTTTGTTTAGTTTTATCAGATTTAGGTCCACCTCCATTATCATATAATTCGCAAAATAATATTTCTGTCCAACCTATTAAGTCAATATGGTATTGTTTCCAATATGTTTCTCTTTCATTTAGTTGTTCTAAAATGCATTCCTCTAATTTATCAAAGATATGATTTTCAGGTTTATATTTCTTAAGTGAATTTAAAATTATAGGACCTATACAACTTTTATCTAAACTATAATATTGTTTCCATCTTTTATCAATATCTATAGCTTGTCCTATATAAATCTTACCTTTTGGGTTTGTTATTTTGTAAATTCCTATCAATTAATAATACTAGATCCTATATATAAACCTTGAGCAGCACTAACAGCTATACCTCTAGCTGATAAACTATCTCCACATATATAAATATTCGGGAAGTCAACTAATGATAAATTATCATAATTAACTAATACTTCTTCTGATAGAAATTTTACTTCTGGGATGTATAATGAGTAATCATCTCCAAATTGAAATATTTTATTTAAATCAGTTATAAAGTTAATAATATAATCTGCGTATTCTCCATATATTTCTTTAAATTTATCTAAATTTTCTAATTCAACTAAATTCATGGGTTCACCTTCAGCAGATAGTGAAGGTTTTAGGGATGGTGAATAAAATAAACCTTTACCTTCAGATTGACATTTTTCAACTAATTGTTTTTGCCATTCAAATGGATTTTCAATTCCTTTAACTTCCATTATAATACCAAAATTATTCATATCATTTCTCATAGATTCATCTTTAAAACTATGACCATTATATGATTTCATCCCGTAAGTAGTT